AAATTAACAGAGTAATTTTGAATATCACTTTGTAAGACTTGAGCGTTTGTTGTTATACCAATTGTATTGGGTCTTTTAGTATCATTCAATCTAAACTGGAAGTTACTCGCATTTTGATTAAATTGTTCGTAAGAAAATCCAAGAGTATTCCAGAGACTATATTTCCAGTCTTTAAAACTAATACCTGTATTACTGATTTTGATTCCAGTATGTGAGTCATAAATAGTATTATTGGATAAATTACGATTCATTTGAAGAGTTGTTAAAGATGTATTAGTATCAATTCTTTCTCTTTCATAGGGTTTCATATCGGGACAATAACTTAGACCAGTTAATCGTGGATTTATCTTGTATACTTTATTAGCCGCATCATCAAGAATAGGATAACTTGAATCAAAACCAGCGTCATATTTGTTTCCTAATCTTTCCATAGTATGAAGATTAGATAATGAGAACCTATTACCATTTGAATCAAAAGATAATAAAGGACTATCACTACCACAATAAACCTGATTAATATATGAGTTAGGACTAAATCTTGTCTCACCATCAATACCACTACTCATTTGATTATCTACACTAAGACTATCCCAACTCTGTATCTCACCTCCGTCTCTTGTATTTTGACTTTGAGCTATTTGAGATGTATATAAACTAATCAAGGGACAACCATAAGCATTCGCTGAATAATCCCATCCGAAGGGTGTTCCCTTAAATAAACAAGGCATACCACTTGTTCCGTGAAGCGGTCCCCAAGTTCTATAGTTTGGATTACTTGGTTCAGGCGACCAACTTGCATTTGTCTTAAATCTTCCAAAAGCACCATAATCGCACTGAGTTCTATTAATCCACTGAGCATTATAACTTGTTGTTTTAAAAGCAATATAATCTTTATTATCGCTCGGATTATGATATTTAACAGCGAAACCATAACCTAAATCACTACCAAACTTACTATCTTTTCCCTCTCCATATTTATCTTCCATTGAAGCATTATATACAATAAATGTAGGTGTAGATGATTGAGTCATACAACAATTAGTTGAGGAATAAATACCGCTATTACTCCAATAATCATTTCCTAAATATCCATAATTATTACAGAAACCACCACCGTTGTCAGTTGAGTATGTGTAAGCGGCTGTATTTGCTGAAGTTAGACTGGAGTTATTTCTGTATCTTATATTAGCACTATTTTGAAATATTTTCCTATAACTCGCATTAAAATTGTTAACGCCCATATGTAAGAATCTACAATGGTCTACTGAGACTGATGATTGAGACGCATTATATCCCCAACCATTGACCCTAACTCTCGGTTTATCTGAATAATAATTTGGATAATTAAATAGTTCTGGATATTTAGATTGTGCTTTAAATAACTTACTAAGTCGTTCTAAGAGTGGTTTCCCGTGTAAGATTCGCTGTGATTCAGACGCATTATTTTCATCCCATAATTTATCAGTAATGATAAGATGACTCGCATTACCAAAGTCAATATTTGGATTACCTGAGTCTCCATCACCTGAAGGGTGGTCTGTTGAATAACTACCTGAGAAAGGGGCAGGGTAATATGTATGTAATAATTTAAAATGTTGTCCTCCACATAATCCAGTAGTCGCCGAAGCTGAGGGTAGTATTGTTTCGCCTGTGATTGAATCTACAGCTCCTGCTGGTGTTTGAGCGAGTGAGGCAGTAGTCATACAATATTCACCGTGTATGTCTCTTCCGAGTGTGAGTAAGTCAGGTCTTTTGGCTGCTATGAAAATAAAGTTATTGTTATATTGAATTGCTTTAGGTCTCATATTTGGTTGAAGTGATGAACCATTATCGATATAGTCTATATAATGTGATGAATCAAAATTAACAGGATTAGCGGCTCTGAATAATTTAAAAGTAGGTGATTCAGTTTTAATACTAATATTAAATGATTCAGTGAGATTCGTTGTTCTGTCTAATGGTGGAACAATAGCCGATGAAATACTTTGAGGTTGTTGATTAATTTTATTCATTTGATTTGTAAAGTCACTGGAGATATTACTCGGACTATCAAATCCAGTTTCTGCCTCTAATTTAATATTTTCTTTATATATGTGATATTTGTAAGTCCACGGAGGTCTATCTCTATGAGGTCTATTTTGTCCTAAGTGTTTCCATACACCAGGGTTACTCGCATTACCAATATCACTTGGAAAGATTGTAGGTGTTCCTATTTGTGATGAAGCACTAATATAAGCACCACCGCCGTGATATGTTCCAAAGAACTTATTACCAGGTGTATTTGTGCTCGCATTTTCTTCAGGATTATCTAAGAAAGGTTCATCAGCAGCCCAATCAGCATATACATTATCACCATCTTGCACCATAATCGTCCATCGTGTATTTTTATTTTCAGGCATAATATTTGAATATGAGTTAAATGTTCCTCCTTGCCATTCGTGTTCGTCCATATAAATAAGGAAACCACTTTGATTCCAAGGACTGCCAAAACCAAGATTATCAGCTCGGAAAGCAAATCCATTACAAGACTCTCTATCATCATTACTATGTCCGTTCCTTGTATGACTATCCTCTTTGGCTGTTAGCAACGAGCCAACAATAGAACCAGAGAATCTTGGAAACTCTGTTTCAGAGGGTCTTCCTATATATTCCCCTTCTAATGCTTGAGATATTGACCTATCGTATTTTTGTTGTAGTGAAAATCTTGCTGTATTAACATTACCATTAACACAACCTACATATTGATAAGGTGCTCCAAAGTCTCTCAAGGCAAACTTTCCAAAAAATCCTGTTTGGTCTAATTCTCCACTATCACCGACTCTTGAACCTCCACCTGATATCTCATAAGTAGTATTTTCAGGTTTCCCTTCAGCGGATGTATCCCATAAACCATAATAATTTCTCGCATAATTACTTGATTGCGCTCTTGTAGGCAAAGCACCTAAATATTCTTCTGTATATAATTTATCAAATCTTCTTGGAAGATGACAGTAGTTCTTACCATTTGTATTCTTATAAAACTCTACTTCTACAAACACTTCATTATCTTTTAATGTATATGTTTCTGATGTATTTGATAAGTAAGTATATACAGTAGTTGAACCATTTGGAAGAGAGTATCCTTGAGAGGCACTATAATCTACATAATAGTTTTGGTCAGTGTAATCTAATGTTGAACCATTTGTAGGAACATATTTAATATGTGATTTAACTTCAGTTTTATTTAGAGTATATGATTTATCTCCAAATATTTCACCTTTAACCTCTACGACTTCACCACCAGCTCCAATAGATGAAACATAAGCTGAATGAACTGATATTTTATCACCGATGTTAACTTGAAGTCCGTCACCAACTTCATTTGTGAAAACTGCTTTGTTTTCACTATTAGGATTAGTTTGAAACTCTTGACTGAGCTTCCTATTACAATCTAACAAATATTGTTTCGTATATCCCGACATATTTAATAGATATTATAAAATAATTATAAATAAAACTTTTAGGTTATGAATATCATATTTCTACAATCTTCTATTTAAGCATCATAGCAATCAAGACTACCGTTTCTTAGATTCGCAACCTTAACAGATTCCACCCAAGCACGTTGAGTGTATGTGTTAGCATCTAATATGCGATAAGTATGGAATAGTTCAATACCACGGCTATTAACTCGTTCATTACGATTGAGTTTGTATGCCTGTCGGAAGAACTCTCCACCGAGTTGAATGGCTTGGTCGTTGCCTTCAAACTGAGTGCCTCCGCCAGTAGTCGCACCAGCGATACTATGACCTTCATTAGAGTATTGTTCGCGACAGAGGAAAGGAACAGAACCTTCAGCAGTAACTACATCGTGATACTGAAGAGCAGGATTTTCACGGTCAATTGGATATAAGAACTCACCATTGAATCTTAGATTACTGACAAGACTACCGTTAGAATCAGCCGCCTTATTACATCCACTTGAACCATACGAGTTCAATAGTCCCTCTTCAGGATTAACTAATGCTTTCTCAAGACTGACAAATACTTTAGTTACAATCTTACCAGCACCACCGATATCTCTGATTTGTTCGGTGTTATTTGTTCCGTCCGCAACGAAACCCTGTTTAGATAAGTGATAATCCATATAAGTGAATGTTAAATCTGGATTTTGCTGAGCGTAAGCATCCATAATTTCAGTAGGATAAAACACATAATCAGCAATCATTTTAAGTGAATCTAAATCTATGTTTTGACTTGTAGGAGAAGCACCATCCGCGTTTCTTGATAAACGCTTGTTAGATGATTCAGGAGTGAGTCTTAGTTCAATAGCAATTTGTTCGTCAATCATATACAAGGGGAGCTGGTTCGCCTTGAGGAACGGAAATAGGTCGCTAAGTGCAACTTGAAACTCTGGCTGTCTTCCAGCAGTAGAATCTGTATAGATAAAACTTGGTAGGAACTTATTATCAATACCGTCATCCGTGTTGTTTACTTCAACATTACGATTGACATCAAGAGTAATAGCAGAAGCGGAGTAGTTACTTTGAAGTCCAGCACCACTGGCGTTGTTGTAATCAAAGTCCCACGATAAGAAACGACCAGTAGTCATTAGTTCCCTTTCTTTAGCATTTTCACCTGATAAGAACATAGACTTATAACCTTGATATTGATTGAAATCATCAATCTCATTAATAGTCTTATTACCTACCTTTAATGTGGCTCGTTCAATTAAAGACATTACGCCGATATTTGCTGGGAAGAAAGAGTCAGTATCACCAGCACTTACAGCATCCATAGCAAAAACTAATTTGGAGTTAGAATGTAGGAAACCTTTCTTATCAAGAACATAACGAACGAAACTCTGAGACTTAACGACTGGTTCAAGGATATCGGTGTCTACATCCATTGTCATATTAGATGGAATGGCACCAATACGAATAAGGTCTGGAACATTGGGAGGAGCAGAGGAATCTTCAGGGGGAGCAGTTTGTCGCACTTCACGAGATATTTGAGACATTTTACTATAAAAAAATATATTTATTTTTAAAAAAAGTTTATGTTTTTTTTGAGTTAGTTCATAATTTGAACTGAACCTTGAGAAGCTACTAATGTGTTTTTACAATGAACAAACAAATAAAGAGCATTTGGATTGTCAGTAGTTAGATTGCTACTAATTTGAAGACCAAAGGGAACATTTGAGAAGTCAACACCGTTACCCGATACAGAGTCATAATTACATCCAATACCAACAGCCATACCACCAAGCGGAACATCTTTATAGTATAAACCTGAACCATTTGGAAGAGCAGTCGCAGTTCCTTCAGTCTTATTTCTTACAACAAGGTTATTGAGAGGACTGACTTGAGTTTTAGTTCCCTTAGCGAAACTACCTACAGCATTAATAAAGTTCCTTACAATCTGAGGATCAGCCGTGCGATTGTCAAGGTCATCCTTTTGTAGTGTATCTATGTTGTAGTGGAAAGGATAGCGACTTCCTGCTCGTGTGAAAATAACTTGTTCTATTTGTGCGGAATCTAATGAACTTCCATTGCTTGAACTGTTAAGGGGATAAAGAGTAGCAAGACCATTATCAACTAAACTGTTAATGTATCTTACAGGAACAAAGTTTCCAAATACAGAAAGAACCTTACTCTGTCCAAGATTGAGATTAATCGTTGCGTTCGTGGAGTTAATTGTTTGATAGAATGTAGAGATAGTATTAAACTCATAAGTAGATGCTGGCTGAGACATAAGAGCTTGACGCTCTTCCATAGATGGCTCAACTGTTTCAGCTACTAAACTTAAATCTTCAAACTCATAGAAAGCATTTGTGATTTCACTTGTATCACCATCTTCATTACCAGTGAACAGAAGATTAGTATCGGGACACATATTTAAGGTTATTTCAACACCACCAGTTCCCCAAGTGGAAGAAAGAGGTAGTGGATTTCCACCATTGGCGATTCCTGAAATCAAGGGGATAGAGAAACTGTTCTTAGTTTTGTTTCCACTTGGGTTGTTAACTACAGACTGACGCTGAACTTCAAAGCCAGGCATAATTAATGCTTGGTTGTTAAGATAAGTCATACCATCTTCCTTACTTGTTACACACTGAAGATACGAACTGACGAAACGATTGTAGTTCTTAATATATTCCATAGTTTGCTTTGTTCTCATAGTTCCGAAACTTAGTGAATCAATAGCACCATAAACACCAAGATTTTCAGCCATACGACATTGAGTCGCATCAACTGGAAGTGCACGAGCAGCATCTTTGAAAATAGTGAATTTGCCTACTAATCTCATAGTATGAGGTAATAGATACTGGTCTCGTTCTCCGATTTCAAATCGTATAACTGGATTACCGTTCTTGAAACTAACTCGTCCATTGGCGAGAGTATTTGCTGGAAAAATCTGAATGTTGTGATTGCGAGTCATTGAGGACATTGAAGACATATTTATAATGTTTCAATATAAAAAATAAACTAAATAAAAAAAAATTATTTTTTGGATTTCCTAACTTTATCTGCTAAATCTTTATCTGCTTTTCCCCAAGTCCCAGATTGTTTCATTACGAACGAATACACTCTTGCTTGTCCCCATTGTTCGGCAGACATTTTACCTTTTAAACTTGTGCCTCCCACTTTTTTACCAGTTTTAGCGGAACGAACACTTTGAGGTGAAGTTTTTCTTGCTCCCACACCTCTTTTAAATACTTCATTTAATATTCGTAAGGGTATACCTGTTTTCTTACTTATATCACTACGACTATGTGATTCTCCTTTAGGAAATCCATATTTTTTATTATACTTCTCTTTGTTTGTTAAGACCATTTATATATCTTTAATATTTTAATCTTACTCTTACATTTTTTAGATTTGAACTCTAATGGCATTACCTGACACTTGAAGTGTTCTTAGGTGAGCACAGAAGTTGTTCCATAATTTATTAACAGTAGGAGTTTTTCCATTGTATTCAACTTGAAGAGCATAATCTTTACCACGAGTATCATACACACCATCATTCAAACTTAGAGCACGACCGATGACACAGTTCTCTTGGAAAGATTGGAAAGAGTGAGGATTGAATCCAGCCATCAATAGAGATTTTTCTAATTCAATAAGAGGCTGCTGTGAAACAGAGTTCTTAGAAGTAGTTAATGAACAATTGACCTTGCGACTCGGCTGTAGGCGATTGTCATATATCATCTGATAGTTAGAGAGATAATCCCAGCATCCTCGGAGTCCGTGTCCCTCTTGTTTTACAGATATATCATAGTCTTCCTTAGCATAGCAGTAAGTTCCCGAAGCAGATGTTACATCTTCACTTTCAAGAGTTGTCGCATTAGTAGGGATGTGGAGCATAGAGCGAGCCATAGAGTTTTGTAGTGGTAGTCTAATATTGGCTACACGCTCAGACGCTAATTGAGAGAAGCGGTAGTTAGTATACGATGGATACATATAGTTTAGAGTTCCGCCTTCCGATAAACCTTGGATAAGTCCAGATTCATAGTTAGGAGGCATTTCAACTTGACCGACGATTAGATTTACATTTTTGAGTTCATAACTTGGAAGATAAGCATTTCCACTTCCTACATTTGTAGAGAACATAACTACACGACTTGCGTTTAGATTCAAATGATTTTGGTCTATATTTGCCGATACAGCTGTGTTAGTAGCCGCATTGCTTCGTGCTGTAATCTTCAATAAACCTTTACCAGCATCAACAGCCGCACTCGTGTCCCAGTCAATAGCAGTAATAATGAAATCACTACCATTAACTCCAGTAGTTCCCGAAGCACCAATAACACCAGTAGTGTAATCATCCTCAGGGTTTGCTACAGCAGACCAAGCCGCCGTATCTAAGAACTGGAAACGCTCCCCAACTACCATCGGAAAGTTTTGAGGTGCGATATTCCCATTTAATCTATGAACATAGAATGAGAAAGGAGCATCAGGTTTTGTAAGGATATCTTTAGGACCAGTTCCCGAACCATTCAAACTATGAACAATAGGATTCATATCAGCATAACGGTGGCGATTAACACCATCTACCTGACGGAATACATAGCGGCTCTCTTCGAGCAAAATTTCAATCCGAATACCATCGAC